AATCGCCAAAGAGCAAATAAAAGGTAATATATAAGAAAAGGTTTTGTTGATTTGTGGCACAGGCTAATGTAAAACTCACAGTTGATGCTTCTCAAGCCACAAGAGCATTACAAGGCGTTCAAACAAAAACCACAAAATTACAAGGTGCTTTTGGAGCGTTAAAAACAGCGGTTGTTGGAATAGGGTTTACAGCTTTAGCAAGTCAAGCTGTTAAAACATCAACAAATTTTGAAAAATTAAATGTAAGATTAGGATTACTTACAAAAGCTAATGGCACCTTTGCTGCATCACAAAAAATTGCTACAGATGCGCAAAAAGCTTTTGGACTTAGTGCAACAGAAGCGCTTGAAGGAATTACAGATATAACCGCTAGACTTGCGCCATTAGGTGTTGAAGTTGAAGATATAAAATCAACTTTTTTTGGATTTAATACAGCCGCAAAATTAGCTGGTGCTTCAACAATTGAAGCATCCAACGCATTTAGACAGTTAGCGCAAGCTTTAGGTTCTGGAAGATTGGCGGGCGATGAATTTCGTAGTATTTCTGAACAGATTCCAACACTTCTTGCACCTATAGCAAAAGAATTAAATGTTCCGATTGGTAAGTTAAAAGAATTAGCCGCTGAAGGTAAATTAACAAGCGAAGTTGTTTTAAGATCTTTAAGAAAAATTGAAACTGATGGCGCTGCGTCATTAAAAGCTTTAATTGAAAATGATCCTACGCAAGTTTTTAAAAATTTAAGCAATGAAACTGAAAATCTTTCAAGGGCTGTCGGTGATTTATTATTACCAGTTGTTATCCCTGCTGTAAAAGCATTAACAAGTTTGACAAAAGCTGCTGTTGATTTTGTTAATTCACCGATAGGAAAAACTGCTGCAATATTTACTGGAATTGCTTTTGCTGTCAAAGGTGCAACTGTTGCAATAGGGTTAATAACTGCTGCAATGGCAACTGCTGGTGGGGTTGCTGGTGTTTTGGCGATAGCAATGAACGCAATACCTTTTGTTGCTATAGTTACCGCTGCGGGTCTTTTAACGACAGCATTTATAAAATTAAATGGTGAAAAACAAAAATTTAATAATTTAATTAATGAAGGTGGAGAAGAAGAAGTCACACAAGCATTAAGAGATCAAGCAAAAGCTGTAGGCGAACTAAATAGACAGCATGAAGCTGCCACAGGTAGAAATAAAAAGGCTTTGAAAAGAAAACTTAAGGAAGCAGAACTTGAACTAAAAATGTTAGAAGGAAGATTGCAAACAGTAAAAGCGGATCAAAAAATCGAAAAAGCAGCAAACAATATTGTAAAAATCAAAACTGACCAAACTACAGTAGACCAACAAAACGGAAGATTATCTGAAATTCAAGTAAAACATCATAAGCAAATTGTTGCTGACGCAAAAAAAGAAATGGATAATGCACAGGAAAAAAATAAAAAATTTCAAGATTTTATTAAAAAACAAGAAAGGTCTAGTTCTTTACTACAGGCAAGTATTGATGGAAACAGGGAAGAAGTAGAACTTCAACACGCAATAAATGATGCTGTTGCGATTCATGGTGAACAAAATAGGGAACAAATCACAAATATTTTAACTGCAAATAAAGCTTTAGAAGATCAAAAAGAAGCTATTGAAGAAAACGGAAAAGCGGCAAAAGATTTAAAAGATCAATTTGAAAAAATTGGGGAATCTGTAAGAGAAGGTCTAGTAACAAATCTAAGAGAAGCAATAAATGGAAGTCAAACGTTTGGACAAGCGCTTGGAAATGTTCTTAATAATTTAAAAAATAAATTACTTGATATTGCACTAGATAAAGCAATACAAGGAATAGGAAATGCGATTAGTGGTGGTAAAGGCTTTGGGGGTGGTTTCTTCTCAGGCTTATTTGGGAAGGAAAGAGGAGGAAGAGTAAATGCGGGTGGTGCATTTTTAGTCGGGGAAAGAGGGCCGGAGATTTTGCAGATGGGTTCTAAAGGTGGCAATATAATTCCAAATAGTGCAATTGGTAAAGGTGGCGGAGAAACAAATAATATAGTTACAGTAAATGTAGATGCCTCTGGTTCATCTGTTTCTGGCAATAATGCTGAAGCAAACCAACTTGGTTCTGCTATAGCTGCTGCTGTTCAATCCGCACTAATCAAAGAAAAACGTGCTGGGGGTTTATTAACTACATAAATGGCGACCTTTCCTTCAATCAGTCCGACCTACGGAACAAGAAAAATTAGCTCACCAAAAATAAGGACAACTTCTTTTGGTGATGGATATGAGTTTAGAGCATTATTTGGCTTGCCTTTAACTCAAGATCCTAAAGTATATGATTTAACTTTTGTTGTATCTGAAACTGAAGCAGATGTAATAGAAGGTTTTTTGCGTAGTAGAGTTGCAGATCAAGCAAGTTTTACTTTTACACCACCAGCAGAGGGCGGCACCCAAACAGGTACATATTCGCAGTCAGGAACTACAACTACTATCACAATCACAAATCATGGATTAGCTATAAATGATGTAGTGACAATAGATTTTACCTCTGGATCTGCCGTAGATGGAACTTTTGTCGTAGTTACACAGCCGACAGTTGATACTTTCACTGTTACTGCTGCTGCCAGTGCAACCAATAGCGGTAATGTTTCTGTTACGTTGTCTGGTGCTGGGCAATATGTTTGTCAATCGTGGACTAAATCTATAACATTCAATAATAGAGCAACTTTGAATTGTAATTTCAGACAAGTTTTTGAACCATAATGGCAATACCAACAGCAGAATTACAAAAACTAACTGATAAATCAATTATTGAGCTTTATTCAATAACTCTTGTTTCTGCTTTACATGGCTCGACTGATGTTACAAGGTTTCACTCTGGTGTTGGAATGAATAGTAGTGCAAGCATAATATGGCAAGGAAATACTTATGATAGATTCCCTGTAATAGCAGAGGGTTTTGAATATACAGGTAAGGGAACTTTACCTAGACCAACTTTAACTGTTTCTAATTTGTTAGGAACTATAACTGCATTAATGGCAACAGTAAATGCAACCACACCATTTAACGATTTACAGGGAGCAAAGGTAATAAGACATAGAACGATGGCTCAGTTTCTTGATGCTGCTAACTTTCAACAACAAACAACATCTGTGACTACACTTACAGCAGATCCAAACGAGGCAGAGGAAATATTTTTTAATGTAACCGTGGCTAATGTTGGCGGTGTAAATATTTTTTTAATTGATTCTGATAATAATCCCACTTTAACAATGCAACGAGGATCAATTTATCATTTTAACGTTTCTGATAGTTCTAATTCTGGACATCCATTAAGAATTAAGTCTGATGCTGGCGGTGCTGAAACTGTTACAGTTACTGGAACTGAAGGCAATGCTGGTGCCTCCGTTAGATATGAACCAGCTTATCCGACTGCACCAAATGATTTGAGATATTATTGTACGACTCATGGCAATGCAATGGGCAATACAATAACAATGAACGATCCACCTACTTTATCGTCTGTAAGTACATCAAATTCAATTCAAGTAAATCCATTTGGCACACCATCAAGCACAACAGAACTGCCGCAAGAAATTTATTTTATTGATAGAAAGACACTTGAGAATAGGGATGTCGTACAGTTTGAATTAGTTTCTGCTCTTGATTTAGAAAATATACGTGCGCCAAAAAGACAGGTAACAAGAAAAGATTTTCCATCTGTTGGTTCTTTCAAATGAGTTGGAAAGATAAAGCCGCTGAATATGCAATACAATGTTTACCGAGAGAATCTTGCGGTTTGCTTGCAATAATTCATGGTAAAGAAACTTTTTGGCCTTGTAGAAATTTAGCTGAAACACCAGAGGAGTATTTTGTAATTGAGCCTGATGATTGGGCTGACTGTGAAGATCAAGGAGAGCTTATTGGCGTAGTGCATTCTCATACTTATGGATCTGCTTTCCCCTCTGAGGCTGATAAAGCATCTTGTGAATATTTAGAACTACCTTTTTATATTTATAGTATTGAACAAAAAAACTGGCATAGTTTTAAACCCAATGGATATAAATCTAGTCTTTTTGGTAGAAGATGGATTTGGGGTAAGCATGACTGTTGGAGTTTAATTACAGATTATTTTTTAGAAAAAAAACAAATAAAATTAAAATTTTGGCCTAGACCGAAAAGCATTAAAGCTTTTTGTACTAATCCATATTTTGAAAAGGTTTTAACTGGTTCAGGTTTTAAAGAAGTTGATAAAAAAGATATAAAAGAATTAGACGTCTTACTTATGGAGGGATCAGACCAAAAATTAAATCACGTTGCTCTTTATATTGGAAATCAAACTATTTTGAATCATAATGTCAACCAATTAAGTTGTAGAGAGTTATATGATTTAGAATATATAAAAAATACAAAAAAGGTTTATAGATATGCAGCTTAGAAAATTAATTGTTTATGGCAAACTAAGAAAGTTTTTAAAGCAATCGCATTTTGACGTTGCTGTACATAATCCAATACAAGCTGTAAGTTTTTTAATTAATAATTTTCCAGAGGTAGAAAAACATATGATGAATCAAAACTATGCTGTAAAAATGGGGCAACTAGAAATTACTGAAGATCTATTACAACTTGAAGGAGATGGCGATATAAAAATAATACCAGTTGCCGCAGGTGCTAGAAGAGGGATTGGTAGAATCCTAGGTGGTGCTGCTCTTATTGGTTTTTCTGCGGTTACAGGTGGTCTTGGTGGTTTTGCCATCGCTGGTCTTTCAGCCGCTTCAGTAGCAACCACCATTGGAACCAGTATGATTGTAGGTGGTATTACAGAAATGATTACGCCACAGCCATCTGTGCCTAATTTTAATAGTGCTAGTATGTCCGAAAATGATCCAAATATACAGACAAACTTTGGTTTTAATTCAATCACCAATACGACAAAAGCTGGTGTTCCAGTTCCAATTATCTATGGTCAAGTATTCACTGGTTCTGTTGTAATCAGTTCTGGTATTGATACAGTGCAAGTAGAGGGTACAGCAGCCTAATGCCTTTTATACCACTTGCAGCAATAGAATCACTTGTTGCAGAGATTAATCCAAATTTGCCAAAAGATGCTCTTGCATCAAAACAGCATCAAACTTTAATTGACCTAATTTCAGAAGGGGTTATATCTGGATTTCCCTCTGCTACTGGTTCGCAAGGATCAACAGAATATAACCAAAGCGCGCTCAAAGACGTATTTCTTAACGGAACTCAAGTTTTACAACAGGCCGCTGGTACGAGTCCATCAGATTCAGATTTTAATTTTAAAAATGTATCTTTTGAACCTAGATTTGGTACTTCAAATCAAACAGCAATACAAGGAATCAGTGCCAGCGAATCAGAGACAGCAGTTGGTGTAACAGTTACACAATCGACACCAGTTTCTAGGTCAATTACAGATACAAATGTTGATGCAGTTAGGGTAACTATTGCATTTCCGCAGTTACAAAAATTTGAAAGTGATGGAGACATAAATGGTTCAGAGGTTGCACTTACAATCCAAACAATAGAAAATGATGGAACTACACAAACAGTTGTTTCTGACACAGTTAGAGGTAGGGCAAAAAGCACATATTTTAGAGATTACAAAGTAAATTTACCAAGCGGTACAAGCTTTCCAGTTACCATAAGAGTTAATCGAGTCACTGCTGATAGTACAGAGACTACACATGTTAATGCTTTTCAGTGGTCATCTTTTACTGAAATAATCAATGAGCAAAGAGCCTATGCAAATTCTGCTCATGTAGGATTAAGATTTGATGCTGAAACCTTTCCTTCAGTTCCTTCTCGAATGTATAGGGTCAAAGGAACTCTTATTAAAATTCCGCATAATGGTACTGTAAGAGCTGATGGTTCTATTTCATACAGTGGTACCTTTAATGGCACATTTAAAACTGACAAAGAGTGGACTAATGACCCCGCATGGATTTTGTATGACTTGCTAACTACATCGAAAGGTTTTGGAGATCATATAGACACAACACAACTTGATGTTTTTAGTTTTTACTCTGCCTCTGTTTATTGTGCAGAACAAGTTGATGATATGACAGGAACTGGAGATACTGAGCCAAGGTTTGCAACTAATGTTGTTATAAATACCCAACGTGACGCATATTCTTTGATTAATGATCTTTGTTCTGTAATGAGAGTTATGCCTTTCTATAGTGCTGGCGTGATTAACATTGCACAAGATCGCCCTACAGATCCAAGCTATGTCTATAATCTAAGCAATGTAACTGCTGAAGGTTTCTCTTATGCAAACTCAAGCCAATCTACAAAAGTAACAGTTGTTAATGTGGGATATTTCGATAATGAAACCCAATCTATTGATTATGAAACTGTTGAAGATACAGCATTACAAGCAAAATATGGAATTGTTGTCAAAAATCTTAGAGGCTTTGCTACAACATCAAGGGGGCAAGCTGCCAGATTAGGAAAGTGGTTTTTATATACACAATCAAATGAAGCTGAAATTTGCACTTTTAGAACCTCTATTGAGTCAGGAACAATAGTAAGAGTTGGTACAATTATAAATATTCAAGACCCAATGAGGGCAGGGGTAAGGCGAGGTGGAAGAATAAAAACTGGTGTATCAACGACACAAATCATTGTTGATGATTCAAACCATACAGATTTAGTTTCATCTGGAAATGCGACTTTATCAGTCATTTTATCTGATGGCACTTTGGAGACAAAAACAATTAGCAGTATATCTGGTGCAACTATAACTGTTAGCTCTGCATTTTCTTCAGTTCCTCAATCAAACTCAGTATGGGTTATTGAAAATGATTCTTTGTCTTTGCAAACTTTCAGAGTTTTTTCAGTTAAAGAAGTTAATCAGCTGGAATATGAAATCCAAGCTGTTGCACATAATTCATCTAAATATGCTTTTGTAGAGGATGGATCCACTCTACAAACAAAAAAAGTAACAACTCTTGCAGACCCCAAAGATCCACCAGAGGGATTAGACGCAACTGAACAAATCGTGGTTTTAAATAATCGTGCTGTTTCTAAGCTATTTATAAGTTGGATACCAGTTAGGGGCGTTACTGAATATGAAATTCAATACAGATTTAATGATGAAAACTTTATATCTGAAAGAGTAAGTAGACCTGACTTCACTATATTTGAAACTAAAAAAGGAACTTATGAAGTAAGGGTATTTAGTTTTAATGCTCTTAAAAAACCAAGCATTGAACCATCAACAATTACAGCAGTAACTGTCGGAAAAACAGCTTTGCCTCAAGATGTTTCTAATCTTGTCGCTGAACCTATATCAGACCAATTTATTAGATTAAGGTTTGACAGAGCAACAGATGTTGATGTGCTTCATGGAGGATCTGTAGTAGTTAGGCATAGTAGTAAAACAGATGGAACCGGCACTTTTACAAAAGCAAATGAATTAGTCCAAGCAGCCTCTGGGACAGCTTCTGAAATTATTATCCCAGCAGTTGAAGGAGAGGTAATTTTAAAATTTCGTGATGATGGTGGAAGACTAAGTGCTGGTGAGACTTCTGTAATAATTGATGTTCCAGATCCATTTCCAAAATTAACAGTTTTTACTGACAGAGAAGATACAGACAGCCCACCATTTAACGGTACAAAAACTAATTGTTTTTTTGATTCTGTTCTTAATGGATTAGTTTTAGGATCTCAAACTTTATTAGATGATATTACAGATTTTGATGCAATTAATAATTTTGACAGTTTAGGCAGTACTAGTACAACTTCAGGTACTTATGATTTTGCAAGCAAGTTAGATTTAGGAGGAAAACAACCTTTAACATTAAGTAAACATCTTGTATCAACAGGTTTTTATCCAAGTGATTTTTTTGATGATAGAACACCAAATATAGATACATGGACAGATTTTGATGGTGCTAAAGCTGAAGATGTTAATGCCAAACTACTTGTTTCAACTAGCGATTCGGCTGCAACAACTTCGGTTTCAGCTACTTATGCCCAATCTGGGACAACTATAACGATTACTAAATCAAGTCATGGTTATTCTGTCGGCAGTAATGTAGAAATAACATTTTCAACAGGAACCGCTACCAGTGGAAATTATGAGATTGTAACTGTACCAAATGCAAATACATTTACAGTAACAGCTTCAACCAGTGCGACAACAAGTGGAAATTGCACATATTCTGCTGAATTTACTAAATTTCAACCTTTAGCAAATGGTATTTTTATTGCCAGAACGTTTAGGTTTAGAGCAGAAATGTCAACAGTTGATTTAGCTCAAACTATTGAAATTGAGGAATTAGGTTATTCTGCAAAATTACAAAGCAGAACAGAAACAAGTCTGGGTAATGCAGGGGCTACAAATGGGATATTTTCTTCGGGAACTTCCAGTAAAGCTGTAACATTCACTAACACTTTTTTCACAGGAGCCGCTAATACGACAGTGGGTGCTAATTCTGTATTACCTTCAATTGGCATAACCATAGAAAACGCACAAAGCGGTGACTTCTTCACCCTTAACAGCATCACTGGTAGTGGTTTTTCAATAGATATAAAAAATGGTTCAAGTTTTGTAGATCGTAATTTTAGATATACCGCCACTGGTTTTGGTCGCGGCTCTTAAATTATGATAACCTTAAAGAAAAATTAAAGTAAAATGGCCACACACGATTACGTTATTGACAATGGTTCGGGTAGTGCAGTAAGAACAGATTTAAATAATGTATTTCAAGCGATATTAACAAATAACAGTTCTGGTTCTGCCCCAAGTACCACTGCTGCATATATGTTTTGGGCTGACACTTCGGCTGGTGTTTTAAAAATAAGAAATTCAGGAGACTCAGATTGGGTTGAGTTGTTCCAATTAGATGGAACATTAACTCTTGAAGATGGGTCAAACTCCACACCAGCACTAGCTTTTAGGGATGATCTTAATACAGGTATTTTTTCAAGTGCGGCTGACACAGTAGATGTTTCTTGCGGAGGAACTACAAGGGGAAGTTTTAGCTCTTCTGGTTTAACTGTTACAGGAAATGTTACTGCCACAACTTTTGTTGGAAATATTGATGCTGTTGACGGTGATTTTGACGGAACTCTTGAAGCTGATGCCATAACGGTTGCGGGGACAGCTTTATCAACTGTTATTGCTGGAACTACAGTAACAACAGCCACAAATGCAAATCACATATCTGTAGCAGATAATGAATCAACTAATGAAAATAATTTAATTCCTTTTATTGAAGATGCCTCTGCAACTGGAAATGTAGGGCTTGAATCAGATGGAGATTTTCACTATAACCCAAGTACAGGAACAGTTACTGCAACAGCTTTTGTAGGTGACGGTTCTAATCTTACTGGAATTAGTGGTAGTAGTGGATTAAGTTCTGATGCTCAAGGAAATACAGTTGGAGGTACAAATGCTGGTGACTCTTTTTCTGGAACTGATGCTCAAAATAATACCTTGATTGGAGTTGATGCAGGCACAGCAATAACAACAGGCGATAATCACGTGGCAATTGGGCATGATGCTCTTAAAGCTGTAACAACTAACAATTCATGTGTGGCAATCGGTAATGAAGCATTACTGAATAATACATCAGCAGAGAATGTGGCAGTTGGAAATGGTGCAGCTAGAGCAAACACATCCGCAACAGATATAGTGGCAGTCGGCCATGGTGCATTATATTCCAACCAAACAGGTAACTACAATACGGCTGTCGGAGATCTAGCACTATATGCCTGTACCGCGTCAAGAAATGTTGCGGTTGGACAAAGTGCAATGCAGGCAAGCATTGGAGGAGCTTATAACGTGGCTATTGGAACTCAATGTATGTCGTCTGGTTCTGGTACTTATAATTACAATATGGCAATGGGTTATAGGGCATTAAGATTTGCTGAAGCTGGTGGAAATAGTAATACAGCTATTGGTTATCTTGCATTACAAAATTTGACTTCGGGCTATTCCAACCATGCGATTGGATTTGGCTGTCTTGACAATGTGACTACAGGCCTTAGAAATATTGGTATTGGACATAATGCAGGTGATACAATCACTACAGGAAGTTCAAATATGTACTTTGGCCGTGAAGCTGATGCCAGTAGCAATAGCGTTGGTCAAGAGATTGTTATTGGTCAAGGTCTTACAGGAAAAGGATCTAGCACTGCATTTTTAGCTGGTTCGGCTGGTGTTTACAACAGTGATAATACTTCTACTTGGTCAACTACATCTGATGAAAGAATAAAGAAAAATATTGTAGATAATAATATTGGCTTAGATGAAATTGAGCAGATTAGAGTAAGAAATTTTGAATATAGAACGCCAGAGGAAGTTGATCCAGCTTTACCCTCCCATGCTGCAATTGACAAACAAGGTATTCAAGTTGGTGTTATTGCACAAGAAATTCAAGAAATTATACCTGATGTTGTAGAAGAAATGTCAACTGGTTGCCTTTCAGTTAATCCAGATAACTTAACTTGGTATCTTGTAAATGCAGTAAAAGAATTATCTGCAAAAGTCAAAGTACTGGAAAAAGGTTAAAATATAGATAATTTTATTTTTACTATGGATGAATTAACACCAGATGAAATTTCTAAAATTTATACAAATTCTTTAGATAGTGTTACTTTAATTAATTCTGATACAGAAAAAGCATCTGATGAAACCGAGGATGAATGGAAAGATAGAATAAAACGAAACGTAACACATTTAGAAATAATCAAGGGATACAAAAAACTTGATGGCAAAACTTCGATTTGGACAACTGAAGATTTCACATCAATAGATGCCGCTATAATTACAGGTAAGAAAGTTTACGAATAACTATGGATCACAAACAACAACTTGAACAACTTGGCTATGAAAAGCAAAAGCTTTTAACTGCCCTTAATGAGATTGAAGGGGCGATGAAATATGCGGTTCAGTGTTTGAAGTCTGAAGCTGCACCCGAATCAACCCAGCCATCAGATACAGAGGCATCAACCCAAGAATTAAAAACAAAGTCATCAAAGTCAAAGGCATAGCTAAAATTCTTAAAATTTCTTTTATCATGGCAAAAATTTCTCAAATATTATCTATTTTAAGTTTTATAATCAGCGCGTCAATGTTAGGCGCAGGCGTTTATGGTTACATGATGGTAACAAGTGATGAATTTAAAGAAAAAATGATTCAACAAGTTATTGATAAAATACCCATACCAGAAGTTCCAGAATTACCAAAATCAACAGGTAACGTAATTTTATTTTAAAATAATTATATTACAATTGTTAAGAATACATGACATAAAAAACTTTTTTATTGGCAAAAACAATTTAATCATGATATAATTAAAGTGTACCAAACAAAGCAAACCAAAATGGCTAAAACAAGAACAATCACCGCCAC